GAAGTACTCAGGAGTCGAAGGCATCTCCGTGCACGGGTCCACTAACTACGAGTACGCCTGTATCAACGAGCTCTACGCCGGTCAGATCGAGTACGACCCCACGCTGCTTGCCGTGGTCACTCTCGACATCGAGACCGACTCGTCCTCGGGATTCCCTAATATCCAGACCGCCGACAAGGCAGTCACCGCCATCACTCTCAAGCGTGGCAACAGGATCGCGTCTATCGGCATGAAGGACTACAGGCCACACCTCGAGAACGTGGAGTACTACAAGTGTGAGAACGAGCACGCGCTACTCGAGAAGTTCCTCGAGCTGTGGGACTCTCGGTACTTCTCTCCCGACATCCTGACCGGTTGGAACATCGAGTTCTTCGACCTGCCTTACCTCGTCAACAGGATCACTCGCCTATTCAGTGAGGACCAGGCCAAGCGCCTCTCGCCGTGGAAGTTGTTGGACACCAGGAACATCGAGGTCAAGGGCAGGGAGCAGCAGGTGTTCATACCGGCAGGCATCGCCGTGCTCGACTACATGCGACTCTACAAGAAGTTCAGCTTCAGCAATCAGGAGTCCTACGCACTCAACTACATCGCTGAGAAGGACCTAGGCGAGAAGAAGCTCGACTACTCCGAGTACGGCAGCCTCGACGAGCTCTACAAGAAGAACTTCCAGAAGTTCATGGAGTATAACATCCACGACGTGAACCTCGTCGCCAGGCTCGAGGACAAGCATCGCTTCATCGAGCAGGTCATGGCCATCGCCTACGACGCGAAGGTCAACTTCGAGGACTGCTTCACCACGGTGAAGATGTGGGACACTATCATCCACAACTACCTGCTGGAGCAGAAGATCGTGGTGCCACACTTCGAGACCTCCAAGACCTACTTCGACATCATCGGCGGGTACGTCAAGGAGCCTAAGCCAGGCATGTACGACTGGGTAGTATCCTTCGACCTCACGTCTCTGTATCCTCACCTCATCATGCAGTACAACATCTCGCCAGAGACGTATCATGGCAAGGTGCCGGATCCGTATGAAGACGATCGAGCTCCTACTGGCTACCTCTATGAGAAGTACGCCGACTACATGAAGACTAATAACGTCACTATCACGCCGAACGGGTGCATCTACTCTCGTGAGAAGCAGGGGTTCTTGCCCGCTCTCATGGAGAAGATGTTCGACGATCGAGCTAGGTACAAGAAGCTCATGCTCGATGCCAAGAAGAAGTTCGAGGAGACGAAGGATCCTGAGTGGGGTAAGAAGATCTCGGCCTATCACAACCTCCAGCTGGCCAAGAAGATCCAACTCAACTCGGCCTATGGCGCCTTGGGTAACATCTACTTCCGCTGGTTCTCGGCCGATAACGCCGAGGCTATCACGACGTCTGGTCGCCTCTCCATTCGGTGGGTGGAGAACAAGATGAATGACTTCCTAAATAGGTTGCTCAAGACCGAGGGAGACGACTATGTCATCGCGTGCGATACTGACTCGATGTATGTTAACTTTGATAAGCTGGTCCGTCACTCTTTTGGAGGCAAACCTGAACCTTCAAAGGCGAATAGAGTCGTCGAGTTCCTGGACACTGCCTGTACTACTAGAATTGAACCGTATATTGCTTCGTGCTACGACGATCTCGCTGGAATTACTAATGCGTATCAACAAAAGATGCACATGAAGCGAGAGGCCATCGCCGACAAGGGCGTATGGACTGGTAAGAAGCACTACGTCATGCACGTCTACAACGAGGAGGGCGTGTCATACTCCACTCCTAAGATGAAGATGGTGGGCATCGAGGCAGTCAGGTCCTCGACTCCCAAGGTGTGTCGCGAGAGCATTAAGAAGGCCATTCAGATCTTGATGACCGAGGGTAGAGACTCCTTGATAGAATTCATCGACGAGTTCGAGAAGAAGTTCCGCCAGATGTCTTTCGAGGAGGTCGCCTTCCCTCGTGGTCTGAAGGGGCTAGGAGACTACAGAGACAACTCGGCCGCCATCTACAAGAAGGGCACGCCGATACAGGTTCGAGGTGCTCTGCTCTACAATCATCACGTCAAGATGAAGAGCCTCGAGAACAAGTATCAGATGCTCGGCGATGGAGACAAGATCAAGTTCTGCTACTTGAAGAAGCCCAACCCGATCCATGAGAACGTCATATCCTGTCCTTCCGAGCTGCCCAAGGAGTTCGGCCTGGAGAGATACATAGACTACGACACTCAGTTCGAGAAGGCCTTCCTCGATCCAATCAAGTCCATCACAGACGTCTTGCGATGGGACTTAACCAACTCAGCTACTTTGGAGGACTTCTTTGGCGGCGTATGATTATGGTGGCGGATGCCCTTGTGGATTGTACTATGAGTGTCCTCCAGGATGTCGGAATTACATTCCTAAAAAGGAAACACATAAAATGAGTAATAAGCCTAACACTCACATCGATGATAGTTTCGACTTCGGATTCTCTGCGGTCAATGAGAACGAGCTCAGTTCCATGAAGGAGCTCGAGGCGAAGGCTCAATCGCTGGCTCAGCAGGCCGCGGCTAACGAGCAGTTAGGAGTCGCGGTCAACGAGAAGCTCAAGAAGATGTACAACATGATCGTACCTCTACTCGACAATCTCGCCAAGGATCCTGATAAGGGCTACATCTATTGGCCAGATCGGCAGAAGAAGCTGGCTCAATTCAAGCAGAAGCTAAAGGACGTCATAGACACTTGATAAACTTCCTCGCACTACTCTCAGCGCTCGCGATCTCAGTGGTCGCGGGCTACTTCTCTATCATAGGTCTGACGGTGATATTCGCCGGAGCCTTCTGGCCCGTCATCATCATGGGATCCGTGTTAGAGATAGGAAAGTTGGTCACTGCTTCCTGGCTCTACAGGAACTGGCACCTGACGTCTCGCTTAATTAGAGCGTACTTGACTACTGCCGTCGCTCTACTCATGCTCATCACGAGTATGGGCATCTTCGGATTCTTGTCTAAGGCACACATCGAGCAGCAGCTACTGAGTACTGGAGACGCCGAACAAGTAGAGATACTAGACTCTCGGATCCAGTACCAGCAGGACCAGATCGACGACGTCGACAAGCAGGTCGCTCAGATAGACGGCAACGTAGCCAAGATGACGGAGAAGGGACAGACCAAGTCCTCACTCCAGGCCATCAAGCAGCAGAAGGCGGCCAGAGATGAGCTCGTCTCTAAGAAAGGCGCACTCGTCGAGGAGATGTCTCAGCTCAAGACTGAGAAGATAACAGCTGAGTCAAGACTGAAGAAGCTAGAAGCCGAGGTCGGTCCTCTAAAGTACATCGCGGCACTCATCTATGAAGAAGCCGATACTAATACTCTCGAGAAGGCGGTTCGACTAGTCATCATCCTGCTCGTTCTCGTATTCGACCCACTGGCCGTCATCTTGTTGATAGCCGCCAACATCGGTCTATCTCCGAGGACGCCGACACAAAATTCGCAGCCTATAAAAAAGAAGTATACATCAAAGAAGAAACAGAATACTATAGAGATAGATAAGTCGCAGATAACAAACCTTTCCAAGATATGAGGTACACGAATGTCATTGATTGACAGATTGATTAAGAACTCCACGATCGAAGAGACTTCCACTCTAGAAGACAGCAAGGTATACGGCAAGTCGGATATGATCACGACTCCTGTGCCTATGATCAACGTGGCTCTCTCCGGTTCCATCGACGGCGGTCTCACACCAGGCTTGACTATCCTGGCCGGTCCGTCCAAGCACTTCAAGTCAGGCTTCTCTCTGTTGATGGCGTCTGCCTTCCTCAAGAAGTATCCCGAGGGTGTCATCCTCTTCTACGATTCGGAGTTCGGTACTCCTCAAGGCTACTTCGATACGTTCGGCATTCCCATCGAGCGCGTGGTTCATACTCCGATCACTGACGTAGAGCAACTCAAGCACGACGTGATGAAGCAACTCAACTCTCTCGGACGAGAAGACAAGGTATGCATCATCATCGACTCCGTCGGTAACCTAGCCTCGAAGAAGGAAGTCGATGATGCCCTCGAGGGTAAGAGCGTGGCCGACATGTCTCGCGCCAAGGCTCTCAAGTCTCTCTTCCGCATGGTCACTCCGCACCTGACGCTGAAGGACCTGCCCATGATCGTGGTCAATCATACGTACAAGGAGATGGCACTCTATCCTCGTGACATCGTCTCTGGTGGTACAGGCATCTACTACTCCGCTAACACCATCTGGATCCTCGGTCGTCAG